CAAGTTGTTCCTGACGATGTTCTTCCGAAGGCAGTAAAATACCATGTATCTCAGCACCTTCAGCTCGTAAACTCGAGAAGAACCTTCTGCTCTCTCTCGTGCGATGTTGTAATACTTGCACCAATAGTCGATCAGATCATCAACGTCCTTGATTGTCTCTTGTGCTTGCACTTCAATCTTCTTTAACTTGTGAAGGATTACCGCCTCCTCCAGCTCATCAAGTAGAGGCTCGTGATTGTCAATTATTCGCTTGTAAATTTCGTTCATTTCAAAAGGTCTTTATAGTGTTTAATCATTTCCAATAGTTCAGCATCCGAAAACTTTGACGTTCTGTTGCTCTTCCGGAGAAGCTCGTCAGCCTTTCCTGGATGATACTTTTGGTCGATGTAGATGCTCATCTCATATTGTCTCCCTTGCTTCCACATATTGCAGCCCTGACATTGAGCGTGAACATTCTCCTCTTCCCAGCGAGTTGAGTATTTGGATCGGCTCATAAAGTGACCAGCTTGCATCTCCTTGATAGGCTTCCTGACTCCGCAAGTTGCGCAAGTGCAGAGCTCATTCTCCGAGTCTCGTTGTCGGATGAACTTGCTGAACACCGAGTCAAGCTCCTTTACTATTCTGCTTCTGCTTCTCTTCTTAGCCATCGGAAAGCCATTGATGTTCCTCGTGCAGTTGAACGGTCAGAGCATCGACAACCATCTGCTGCTGCCGTAACCTTTCCGATAAGCTCTTGAGACAAGTCTCCAACTCCTCCAACGTATCAGCCACGAAGTATCCCTTTGAGCTGGAGCAGAGAGCTGAGATGATTCCCTTCACTCTGATTCTGCTGATCATCTTCCTGAGCTTCACAGGAGTCAGCTTGTAGCCGTTGAGCCTTCCAAATAGGTTCACCTTGTTGCAGATTTCCGTTCCTGTGATGGCCTTGTCCTTTCCAATCTTGGAGCGAAGTCCAGCCACTATCAATGGCAGAACTTCTTGCTCCTCGTATTGGTTAAGATCCTCGGTTATTTTCTCGAACCCTGTCAGCATCAGAAAGGAATGTCATCGTTCGACATCTCCTGAGCTGGAGCAGAATCTCCAACCGTCATGTTGACCTTCCAAGCCACGAGCTCGGTGAACCATCTGTCCTTCCATTGTCTGCTTTCGATGTTGAACATGACCTCAACCTTGTCTCCGACCTTCTGATTGAAGCTCTCCATCGCCTTCCCGAACAGGGTAAAAGCGTAGTGAACTTCCTTGTCGTTGTAGCCATCATTGTTCTTGATGACCAGCTCGGCCTTGTTGTATTCCTTGCCAGCTTTAGAGACTCCTGACTTGTCTGTGTACGAAACGATTGTTCCTCTAATGTCCATCTTTATATGGTTTTGATTTGGTTATAAAATTCGTTGCACTCTGTGATTCTGTTCTTGATCTGCTCCCAAGCATCCTCCGACCATTCGACCTCGAAGGTCTTGACTCGAAGCTCAATGGAAACGTGGCCGAAGGTCATGTTATTCCTGACCTCAGCCTCAGCCTCTGCTGAGAGTTCTCCTCCTCGGTATGCCATTGAGTCCAGCTCTCGCTGAATCAAGTGCTCCGGAGTATCAACAAGGCAATAGTCGAGGAACGCTTTCCGCTTTCCTGTCAGAGCCATGTAGCCCATCAGTTGCCAATAGTAATCTTTGTTCGGGATGTCATCATCCAGCAGAGGGAAGGTATCAACTCCCCAACTGCATTTAATGTCTCGAACCGAGTCCTCAAGGATGAAATCGGGAGTTCCTGTCAGGTAGTCATTTGAGAAGTGCTCCTCGTTTTTGACGGTTGTAAATGGATCAAGCTCGTATCTCTCAGCAACCAAATCAATGGCTGCATCTTCCATTATTATCCCCTTGTCGAGATACTTGTTTGAGAGCACTCTCCGTACTCCCAACATCTCCTCCTTGACTATCTGCTTGATACAGGATTGAGCCGTCTTTGAAAGCTCTCCTTTCTTCTTGGAGTTGGTCATAACCTGACCAAGTGAGCTGCATCTGATCCTCATGAGTTCTCAGCGTTTGAGGCTTTCACAATCTCCTTCCAAGTCGAGTCTGAAATCTCAACGTGCTCACTCATTTCCATTCGGCTCATGCCTTCCGCATATCGGGCCACGCAATGCTCAAACATCTTCGTTCCTTTCTTGATGGCCTTCTTGGTCGACTCCTGAGCTACTTGCTTTCCAGCCGCGTCATTATCCTCGTCTGTTACGATTCCGAGAACAGATAAACTGTACCTACGGTAGTAAGTAATGGCTGATCCGTCTGACTGATACTGATTCATTCCTTTGAGCATTACTCCTTCCGGAATCTCAATCCGAGACTCAACGCACTCTCCTGTTGGAATGTGGACGAGCTTAGTCATTATAGCTCTGCCATCCAATGGCTGCGAGATTACGAGCTTGTGTTTCTTGAGCAGAGGATTGATGACCTCCATGATTGAAGGCAGATCAGCATACTTGTAGCCGTAGCCTTTCGCTCCTTTGTTGATTGCTGGACATTCCTCCTGGAAGTCCGAGAGTGCGCTCCAAAGAGTCGCTTTGATTGTCTTTTTCTCCATGATTAGACTTAGTTAATTATTTCGGTTAGTGGTTGATAATTGATTCCGCGCTCACGTAGGAACTCGGCAGTAATACGGTAGATGCTATCAGCATCAATCCGCCTGTTCGGACGGTAGTTTGACAGGCAATCGACTACGGTACTCCTCGGATATCCTGACCTATCCGATACTGCTTGGATTCCTCCGCTTGGCAGCAGCCGTAGCACTCTCTTGAAAACTTCGTGTTTTTCCATTTCGCTAAGATAACAATTCAAAGACAAGATCAAAAGCTGCTTGAGGAGCGTTCTCATACCAAGTTGGCTCGTCCTCGTTCCAATCGTCCCAAAGCTGGGAGTCATTGGTTGGCTTTGAGCCGATGTGCTTCTCTCCGTTAATTGTCAGCTCGTAAGCGATTCGATACGATCCATGTCCTTCTCTTCTGATGCTCAAGTGATAGAGTTCTACTCCTTCCGGAAGCTCGATGTTGTGGTTCGTGTAGTTCATATTGATGATTTTTGAATTGTTACGTTGTCGATGGTGATGAAGTTCGTCTCCATGTACGAAATCATGAGATCGGTGCAGATGTCAGCGAAGTCAATTTTCTTCAGAACGATGTTCGTATCTGCATCCGTTTGCAGAGCCATATAGATCAACATGAATTTCACTCTGTTCCTTTTCATCATCGTGTCCTGATAGGTTGCTACGTAGCTCAGGAACTCTTTTCTTGTATACTCTTTTGTTTCCATGTTTTGAGATTTGCGGAGATGGCTCTCCAGGTTAGCTTAATATTTCTATGTTGTACCAATCAAGTCCGTTTTCTATTGTTCTTGTTGGCTTCTGTCTGATTATTGAAATTTCGTTTCTCCAATTCATAAAGTGAACGGTTACTTGATCTCCTTCAATTACCACCTTACCATATATTGGTTTATCAAGAACGGCAGCAGTTAGCTTTACTTGTTGTCCTTCTTGTAAGTCTGTTGAGATAATCATCGCTCTGCGTTTTTAATTGATACCCCAAACATACACCTTTTTGTTATTCTGACAATACTTAGAGCAAACTTTTTTCTAAGTGCTTGATAATCAGGAACAAAAATTTAGTTAGCCGAAAAGTCGAAGTTCCGATCTGCCGCCATTCCAGCAATGAACTCCTCCGTGTTTACCGACGCATTGAAAATCACATCCACCTCATCTCGCATCTTCCTTATGTTGTAATAGAGCAGGCCGAGAAGCACAACCGAGCAGAGCATCAGAACTGAGAGGATTATCAGCAGTATCGAGATGATGGTCAGCAGTACGCTCATAGTATTGAGTTGATAACCGTATGACCTCCGATGATAACCGCGCAAGCAATCGCTGGCTTCTTGCCTCTCTTTGCATAAGCGAAAGCGTACTGATCCGCATCTATTCCACAACCGACCTGAGTCCCGAAGATCACTCCTCTGTTCGTTGTATAGTGTTCGGTATAGCATTGAGTGTGTAGATGGCCTTGAACCGTTGACTGCATATCAGCTCGGCACTTGGTTCGAGCCGTTCCTCCTTCTCCGTGAACGTATTGGACTCCATCATATTCCACTCGGTCAGAGAATGTCCATCCTGGAGCGTTGAGCACTTCACTATATGACTTGATCCAAGCTCTTGGAATGCCACCGGTGAACGCTTTCCTTGCTACCATCCGATCATGGTTGCCGATAACCACATCAGCAACAGGAAAGGTCTGCACCCATCTCTCCAGCTTCTTTATTGCCAGCTCCAACTCGTTACCTCCTCCGAGTGCTTGCGGATCAGTCTCGTGATAGCTGGAGTAATGATTGTCGATGATGTCACCAATGAAGATAACATTCGTGCAGTTCCACTTCTGATAACTCTCAACACAATGCTCGAAGTATTCCGGAAGAGCGAAAGGCTCATGCAGATCACCAACCACAAGAATCCTCCTCTCCTGACTCGTCAAGTTATTGAAAGCAGCCAACCTCTGACCGCTTAACCGTGGCCGATGATCAGTCAGTTTGGGCATGAACTGCTTTGGCGAAGTCGGAATCCAGCTTTTCAATTTCGAGAAGATCAGATTCCCAAGCTCTATCCGCTGCAAGTCTCTCCTCCTTCGTGGAGCTCCTTCCGAGATTGGCCTGTCTGCTTGCGTTTCTTCTCAAATATCTGTCAATCTCTTCTCGCACTCCTTGATTC